ATCTAGACCTACTCGTTACCCCTCTCGCCGGGACTGGCTCCCGTTGGGTTCAGCGCACAAACATTCGCTTGGTAGATGACCCAGCAGAGGTTGTGTTCTGAGGTCTTACAAGCCATACTGAGGGTATGAAGAAGTTTCTAGTTCGGGTCACCGAATCCATCAACCACGATTACGAGATTGAGGCTGAGACGAAGGAGCAGGCTGTGGATATCTACCACTCCTACGACGACGCTCAACTCAAAGAACTTGACCTTGACGGTCAGGCAGATTGGGATACCCATCCATGGGATGTGGAGGAAATCTCGTGACACCCGAAGAAATCATTCAGGAAATCATCCGTATCCTGCGTATCGACGGAGAACTCGCAACAGACGGCGAGTGCCTAGAGATGGTCAGCAACCTGCTTGACGAGCACGGCTACGGACCCGTCTTCTCGCCGACCTACCGAACTGGAGACCTCGGTGAGTATGGAAAGGCGCACTCATGACCATCATCGTGGATGCAACAAGCGGGACTATCCTGGACCTCTCCAACTGCTACATCGTCTTTGAGGATTCACTGACTGAGTCTGAAGAGCATGCCCTTGACAACGGGTCTGACTCAGAGATTGCAGAGGTCGGACGCCAGTCGGGCATTTCAATACAGGACTCACTGGAGTGGATTGTGTACGGAAGGCTTACCTCGGTCTCCTATGGACCAACTGCTTTGAGAAACGAAGCCAAGGTCATGCTTGAAGATGCCACTGATGAAACACGGGGCTGGCTGGAGTGGGCTATCAACGATGCCACGGATGCAGACCTTGTGTGGCTCGCCCAGTACATCCTCGAAGGTGACCAAGCATGGGAAGGATTTCGGGAAAATGTGGTGGACGCCCTCAGATGGCGTGCCGAAAATCCTGAGCCTTTCTAAGCCTTACGGTGGCGGAAACCCTGACACACCCCTAAAGAAAGTCAGATTTTTGACTTACTCAGCAGAGTCGCCTGAAGCCTCTGACTCTGATGGTTCCTCAACTTGTACAACTTCTTGTACAACTTCTGGTTCTGTGGTCTCTGCTGCTGCGGCAGCCTTCGCAGATTTTTTGGATTTTTTCTCTGCGACTGGGACGTCCTCGACGACCTCAACCTCTACAACTTCGGGCTCTACATACTGCTTTGGCTCAGCCCCGCGATTGCGATAGTTCTTCTTTCTCATATGGAATAACCTTCCTAGCGAATCTGGAACAAGTCCAAATAACTTTTGTGAAAATACAGAATAACACACGGGGCTCCGGCGAAACTATGACACACCCCCTGAAGTCGGATAAATCTTTCTAGAATGAGGTTGTGACTACCACTCATAAATGCCACACTGGAGGCATGAGCAACTACCAACACCTAGAGACGAACGATGACCCCGATGTGGATAAGGAATGCACATGGTGTGGTCAGGACGACCCTGAGGCGACCTACACTTGGCGACAGCCATACGACTTTGAGCCAGGCTCTTGGGCGTGTGTGTCGTGCATGGAGGAACGCCCGTGGAAGTGACGGTTGAGCAGGCGATACAAATGGTCGCCGAAGCAATAGAAGAGTTCGGACGCCCCGCATGGTTGGGTCGCGTCCCTATGCGTATTGTGCGCCTTGTTCCCCCCGAGACTCTCGCCTTTCTTATGGAGTCCAACACCTCTGCTCTCACCAAGCGAGCCGACAAGTATGACGCTCTATTGGAATGGGCGAAAGACCACCTCTTTGAGCAGTTCACTACTGAGCAGATAGTAGAGGTATCAGGCTTCTCCTATCCCACCACCCTGAAGTTCCTGCAAGAGTCACCGACTTTCCGTAAGGTCAAGAAGGGTCTATGGGAAGTGCGTGATGCCGATGCCGACAGAAAGTCAGAAAAATCTTGACGGACAGGTTGTGGTCTCAAGTCTTACAAGCCACACTGATGACATGAGCAACATTACCAACTCCGACATGGGCGCAAGCCCGACACCTTCCCCCCTTCCTCAGTGCTGGCAGGATGTTCAGGACTGCCTGAACGCTGGCATTGACCGAGTCATCCTCTTCGGTCCTGCTGGAACGGGCAAGACATACGCAGGTCTCCACTTCGGAGACACCGAGGCAGGCGCACACCGACTGGTCTGCACCGAGGACATGACGAGCATGGATGTGACTGGAGCGTTCATGCCTGACGGGAACGGCAAGTTCTCATGGGTCGCAGGGTCGGCTCTCAAGGCATGGGAAGGCAACGGCATCCGTGGTGGTCGCCTCATCGTGGATGAGGTGGACAAGGCATCGGGCGATGTGTTCGCACTCCTGCTCGCCATGCTTGACTCACCTGAGTCTGCATCGTGGGAGCATCCCGAGACTGGTCGCATCCACCGACCCAAGGACGGGTTCTCTGCCGTGATGACCACGAACATTGAGAACATGGAAGAACTGCCGACTGCATTGGCTGACCGTTTCCCCGTTCGCATCCGAATCAACGAGCCTCATCCGACTGCTCTCGCCAAGTTGTCTCCCGACCTTCGCAAGTACGCAGTGCGTATGTGTGACGCAGGCAAGAGGCGCATCTCGCTCCGAACCTTCATGGCATACGACAAGTTGCGTAAGCAGTTGGGTGACGAGAACGCAAGCCGTGTCATCTTCGGCTCACGCTCTCAGGATGTGCTGGACGCTATCCGAGTGGACGGTGTTCGCTGATGAGCATCTACGACACCGAGGACATTGGTCTCCACACTGCTGAGCCTGAGTGGATTCACCGAGAGGACACCGAGAACGGTGCGTGGGATGTTCACGACTGCGAGGCAAGGCGTGGCATCCCTGCAACCTCTATCACCGAGCGCACGATGCTCGCACCCAAGGCAGACACTCCTCAGGCAAGGGCTATCCGAGCGCACGAAATGATGCATGCCAAGGTCTCTCCTGCTGGAGAGTGGGAGCAGTGGCAGGCTCGCAAGGTCGCAAGCGTCAAGGCTATGGTCGTGTGCGAGGAACTGCGAGTGAACTTTCTCTGTCAGAAGGCTGGCTTTGATGTGGAGACTCACCTCACTGACGGAACTGAGACTGCTGACGGTGAACGCTATGCCTGCACGAATGACTGGAAGGGTGCTGTTCACATGGCTGTCGCCACTGCTGGCACTGCATCCAACAAGCCGTTCCTGAACGGTGTGCGCCGACACAACAGAATGTGGGGCAAGGCTCTGCTCTCTATCTCCAAGCGAGCAGTGAAGGAAATGGAGAAGGCTCACCGAACGGGCTTTCTCGCTTCCACGGGAACAGACAGAAGGAGTGGTCTCGCTCCAGTCGGCTTCGGCTTCACCGAGAAACTGGCTGAATGGGTGGACAGGCTCGCTGGTATGCCACCCGAGAATGTTCAGGAAGAGGACAGCAAGGACAGCAAGGACAGCAAGAAGGGCAGTGCCGTTGCTGTTGAGGACGAGGACACCATTACTGTCGCCCACGACAACAGGGGCGAGAACGCACCCAAGCCACTTTCCGAGAAGGAATACCTGAACAAGATTACCAAGGTGTCTCCTGACGGAATGGGCAGGGCGAGCGCACCCTATTGGGGTGAACTGGTCGTCTCTCGTCTGCCACTCACGGTTCTGACTCAGGGCAACCTCGGCAAGAAGCGCAGTGCATCCAATACTGGTCGCTCTCCACGCCGACTGCACCGATACATGAGCGACCCTCAGAAGCGCATCTTTGACAACAAGAGGCGTGGCATGGGTGGCGTGGTCGTCATTGACGCTTCAGGCTCTATGACACTCACTCGCAACGATGTTCGCAAAATGCTTGATGCAAGTCCAGGGTGTACCGTCATCGCATACTCCGATGTGGACGGTTGCAACGGCGCACCGAACGCATGGGTGCTTGCCGACAAGGGTCGCATGGTGTCTGACCACGACTTCCCCGACATGGGTTCAGGCAACGGTGTGGACTTCCCTGCGCTTGAGTGGGGCGTGAAGCATCGCCAACACTCGTCTGCTCCAGTCATTTGGGTGACGGACGGGGGCGTGTGTGGACCGAACCAAGGATTCTCTGAACTGCTTGCGAACCAATGCACTGCATACTGCATGGAGAAGAAGGTCATCGTTGTTGAGGACGCTAACAAGGCTGTTGAGACGCTGGAGAAACTGAAGGCAGGCGCAACGGTTGAGCGTTCACTCCCTGCGATGCTCCGTGAGGCGTGGGGAGACCGAGTACGCTAAAGGTCGCCACTCCCTCTGACCGGTGGGTTGCTCTCGGTCAGGGGGTTGTGGTCGTCTTCCTTACAAGCCATACTGAACTTATGACTACTTATCTGATTACTGCGAGGTGGGGAGCGATGAAATTGTCCGAGGACATGGATGTTCGCTCCGAACTCTCGCCCGAGAACGAAATCCAGTACGCCGAGAACTTGATACTGGACAAGTGGAGTCGCCTCTTTGGGGCAGACTTCATAAACGGCGCAGACGAAATCACAACGGAGGCTATCGCTAATGCCTAACTGGTCATCTACAGGTCTCGTTGTCCGTGGACCCGAGGAAGAAATCAAGGCTTTCTATGAGGGGTGCAGGATTCCTGCCACCGACGACGGCTTTGACAAGTTCCAAATCCTTGAGGGTCATTTGCCATGTCCCCAAGAACTCCGAGACATTACTGCAACTTTCGCATTTGATGAAGTCCCCGAACAGTGGAAAGAAATGCTTGCGAATGGCGAATGGACTCAGGAAGAGTACGACGAGCGTGTTGCGAAAAATGCCGAGATTCTGAAACAGCAAGAAGAGGCTAGGGCAAAGTACGGAGTCAAAGACTGGTACGACTGGCAAATCGCCAAGTGGGGCGTGAAGTGGGGAGACTGCGACACGGACTTCCATACTGCTCCGACTCCCTACGGTCACAAGGACTTGTGGATGACGAGCGCATCCTTTCAGACCCCTTGGGGTGTGGCAGTCGCAGGCTTTGTGGCTCTTTCTGAGAAGTTTCCCAACTGTCTGTTCATGCTTGACTCAGACGAGGAGGCTGGATTCTTTGCAGGCATTGAGATGATGCATGGTGGCGAGGTTGTCTTTGAGGACTACTACGAGCCATGTGAGTATCCCGAGGAAGTGGACTGGGACGACGACGACCAAGTGGAGGCTTATGAAGAATGGAAGAGCAACCATGAGGACAAAATCGCAGACAGGGCTGAGGTGTATCTCCAAAATCGGGACTGGCTCCCCATGCCTGTTGCGCCTGTCAAGCCCAAGGAGGCTGTCAAGCCGAAGGGCAAGGCTCATGTTTGGAAGTGAGGTTGTGGTTTCGTCCCTTACAAGCCATACTGAACTTATGAAAGTGAAAGACCTCATCAAGTACCTGTCCGAAATTGACCCCGAAGACTCCATCTGTGCTCTTGTCTACGACAAGCGACAGTTTGACTTCCCTGACGATGACGACATGATTCTCACCAACGAGGGTTGGGAGAAGTTGTGTGCCGACTTTGACGAGCAGACCTTTGACGACATTTACGAGTCGCTCCACATGGGTGCGCTGGATTACGCAGACACGAAGTGAAAATCTTCAAGAACACACCGTCTTACGAAGAATGGTGCGATGCCAACGGGCTCGACCCTGAAGACGACGAAAACTACAACTCTTACTGTGAGTGGAGGAACAACTCATGAACATTTACCGAGTGACCATTCAGGTCACCACTGACATCGTGGCTGACGATGACCGAGTCGCAATCACCACTGCAGTGGACAGAATCAAAGAAGCCATCGGCGACAACGGCGTCGCTTCGACGGGGAGCCCCGAGAGGTCAATGTGGGTCACTGGGATAGCACGCGATGAGCGTGGATTCATGGTTTTCCCCCGACCACTGACTGCCTCTGAAACTTTGACGGTGGCGGAAAGCCAGATGGCCCGCGAGGTCGAAGAAGAAGTTTGATTTTTTGCGCTACGTAGCCTGGCCGGTCGAGCAAAAAAACTCAAAAAAATTAGATTCCGATTCGAACACTCTTGCTGCCGGAAATGTCAGAACTTTCTATTTAAAAAAAGTTCGGTCCCACATTCGTAGAAAAATTATTCCGACAGACATCATGCCCGCATGTTGCCACGAGATATCACCTGATAAGATGTCACTCTTAACAAGTAAATTTGCGAAGCCCCATATTATGAACGTATACAAAAGACAAGTAAAAACCAGAAAACGCAATCCAGTTTTTATGACGTCCCAGGCATACGCACGCTGGTCTGCAGCATCGTTGAGATTTACATCCCAGTCTTCGAAATCAGGCATTCGCCTTCTTCACAATCTGGTGCACGCGCTGGCGGCTAAGGTCGTACGAATCCGCAATTTGACGAAGAGTCATTCCCTGGCTGCGCATCTGAAGAATTTCAGAATTTCTGCTCGCATCACTCGAGGGCCCTGGCTTCAGCGGACCCCATTCCCAGCCAGGAAGGCCCTGGAGGATTTGCTGTTTTTCCGCAGAAAGCATGTTCTTCTTCTGGCGCTGACGGATGTAGCCGACCCAGGCACCGACGGCAATCTCCTTGCCATCAATAATTTCGACATGAACGGCCGGGACTCTGGTGTGACCAGTGCGCTCGGCGAACTGTCTAAGGGCTGCTACGTACAAGTTGAATCTGGTTTTGTTGTCCATGGATGTGCATAATAGAACAACAATTCGACTCGTGCGCGAATGCTTCAGAAAAATTTATTCAAACAAAATCTTTACAAATGCTATTACGGTGGCGGAAAGGAACTGCAGTGAGCAAAAAGAAGAAATGGGATGAATTCGTAAAATTCGTTCGAGGGCCCGGCGGCCCCAGAATCAGAAAATTTATGAAAGAAACGCTCGAGGAAGATATGGACAATTTCCTTTTTCTTGCGAACTCCGAAGAACCGGATGGGCCCATCATTCGAGGAATGCATTTTCCAGATTCTGATTTGCTCGAACCGGTTGGGTGCACTGTATTCGAGACTTCAGAAAAAAACGTTTATATCGCGGCCTACAGAAAGTCTTCGCTTTTAGAAATTTTGCAAACGATTCATGACATGCTGCCAGAAAAATTGCATGAACCAGTTTGGGAAAAGGCGATGGACAACTTGCTCGCTGCGGCAGAAGAGAAGATTGCGGCCGGTGACATTCGCAAAATGTTCTGATTCTTCCCCCCGCACTCCCAGGGCCGCGCACAAGCAGCAGCCCCAGGAGGCGGTACACCGGGTGAAAGGAGGGAAGCCCCGGCGACGAATCCAGAATAACACGCGAGGAAAAAATGTCGCGCGTGTGTTGCAATCATCTCGCGGGGCTGCTACATTTTCCTGGACAACCTACCCGGGTAAACCAGAACACGTTAAAGACTTTCCTGAAAAATGGAAATCTCTCGAGGCTGCCCTGGTTTCAAATTCGAATTTCGGAAAGGTTCCCCGGACCCCTCCAAAATGGAGGTAGGTGGTTGAGTCATTTGTGTTCTTCTTTACATGGCTCAAACACTTGACGGTGGCGGAAAGGTTTAGTAGATTACTACCATGTCAGATAAACGAGGTCGCGGGAGACCAACCTCAGAGCGCACATTAAGCCGCGCAAAGAAAGCGGCCATGATTCCAGATGCTGCAGTGCTCGAAGTATGGGAATACTGGATATCTGTGATGCGTGGCGGCTCCAAGCGCAAACCAATCCTGGATGCAACTCGCCGACAAATCATCGCGGCAGCAATTCACGATTACGAAGTGGATGGCTGCAAGGAAGCAATCGACGGATGTTCTTTATCTGAGTTCCATATGGGCCGGAACAAAATGAATAAGAAGTACGATTCTGTCGAATTGATTTTTAGGGACGCAGAGCACGTAGAGAAGTTTCTAGAAATTCTGGATAAATCTAAAGAAGACTCCGGAGAACCCTGGTGACAAAATCCGAACTTGAAGAAATCGTAATTAGTGCGTACTCGATGTATAACCAGATTCTTCTGGATGTCGACAGAAAAAACATCTTGCGTGCCTGGTGGGAGATTCTCCAGGATTTACCATTCGGTGGCGTAAAGCAATCTCTGGTTGACCACGCCTGCATCTCCCAGTACATGCCGAAAGCAGGGGACCTCCGTCGCCGGCATTTGGACAGCGTCTCCACAGAGGGAGACCCACCTGCACCCCTGGTCGCGTGGAGCCTCGTTACCCGCACGGTGGAGGATAGCAACGCTGGTGTGACACCTGACACAACCGAACTACATCCTTGCATAGTGCAACTAATTTCTCAGTTGGGTAGTGCGGTGTACGGGTTGCGAAACGCAACTGACCAAGTCGCCTTCATGAAAACCTACGAGCAAGTAGTATCGGCGTATCAACAACAAAAATACAAAATTTCGTAAAAAGGACCACAGGCGTCGTGAATTCCGACATTTCCAACACTTCCAGCACTTTCCCATCAACCAGCACAACCTCTAACCCAGGGTGGGAATCCATCACTGCCCGAGTCCATATGGACCAGCCTTCCCGTGGGTGTCCCACCTGTCTGTATTTCAGTGAGATTCCAGGCTCTCGATACGGCACCTGC